TCAGCAATAATTTCTGATGTAAAACCATGTTTTTCTACATAAAACTTCCAATACCGATTTCTTTTATTTTTATCAGCATGACGTTTATCTTTGCCTTTGCCAACATAAAAGATATTGCCTGTATCTACAGCACGATGTTGGTATATGTAATATTGCATAAGTGTATGATTATTAACGGAAAAATCCGCCTGATAAAATCCATCCAGCGTCCTTTTGACGGCTTGCCAACATAGCATCGGCAAAACGAGCAGATTGAACTGGCTTCATATTAATCCGTTTAACTGTAGCTTTAGCTTGTGCAGCGTAAGCATTAATCATCTGAATTTGCGTTGGATTAGCTTTGCCATACATAGGCATCAAACGCTCGGCTAAACACCATCTGAGAGCCATTGTGTAGCCCTGTGGAAGCACAATTCCATCAGTCAAGCTGGTATAGCGTTGGAATAGATTGTCTGTAAATATGTGCATTTCGCCCTGTGAAGGGTTAGGCCATACATACAGATTTCCTAATGTTTCGCTTGGCTGATAGTAAAGAGCTTTAGGCCACGGGCCGTTTAAAGTCTTTAAACCAATCATTTGATATTCTTCTACGGCTAAAACAGCGATTGGATAGTCCAAACCACCATTGACAATAGGAACGCCATTAGAATTGGTATTGATCCGCACAAAAGCAGAGTCTATCGATAATGGGCGTTGATAGTATAAAGTTATCGTTTCTGAGCTGATGGGCGTGGAATAGTAAGTATTGAGCTGATATGTACCCGCTTCGTTTACGTTATTCCCTGCGCCTGTAAGCATCTTTTCAATAGTCGTGCCAGAGATAATGCCTGTGCCACCCAAAGTCTGACCTACGTTAATAGCCCCAGAGTTAATAGCTGTGACTGTCAGAATATTGCCTGAAATTGAGCCTGTAATGCTTGCGTTGATGTTTCCTGTTGGGCCAATCGTATATTGAGTAACGCCTGGGGTAATAGGAAAGACAATCTCATTCTTGTAATAGACCATCATTTCTTCGTTTGACCATTGATCGATCAGGTCATTAAGCATATCAAACGCATCTTGCGCAGCGTCAGCAGTAGGAGTTTCGCCAGCCTCTAATGCTCCAATATCTTTTAATGCTCTAGAAATGATGTCATAAGGTGTGGTCATGGCTTAAATCTCAGGTTTGAATACTTGTGGCATCCAGGGTGCTGGTACAGGTTTATGTGATTTTAACGCTTTTATCTGATTTTCGACACCCTTTTTAATATGGTTGTCACCATCCTTGACAGCATCAGCTTCGATCCAGCCAATAATCATTTCTTCGGTAACTTCTAAAAATGGCACTTTTGCAGTAGGACAGTCAAAATACCAATTACCTTCAGTTTCTACTGAAAGATCATCTTCTGAGCCTGTAAGGTGATATTTAGCCCCTGTAATGATTTCATCTTTAGCAAAAACTTCTAAAATTTTCCATTGATAGTTCATATTTATCCTATTAATGCTGTTACTTCAGCTTGTGTTAGTCCTAATGCTGTTAGTTTAGCTAGTGCAGAAGCCTTTGCGTCTTTAGCGGCTTGTTCTGCTTGTGCTTCTGCGGCTTGTAGTTCTACCATTTTAGCTTGTGCAGCAGCTAGGTCGTAAACTACTGGATTTTCATTTACATCAAAAGCATCTGTTCCACGAATAGTAACAATGGATGAATTTAAAGCTCTGATTGCTTCATGAATATTTATCATATTAGCTTCCTGAAATTTCCATTAAAGTAATAGTTACATTAGTTCCTGCGCCAAGACCTGTTTCTGAAACAAATACAGTTCCAGATATAGCTTTTAAATACAAAGTATATGTAGTAGATGATGTTGTTGAAGGAGAATCCAAATAAGCTATTGTTTGTGTATATGTTGAACTACCTGCTGTGCGAACAAAAATAGTTTCACTAGCTGTAATTGCCGAACCTCTACCAATAGCAATAGCTCCAGTAGATGCACCAGATGTATCCGCATAAACACCATTAACAAAAACTAATATTTTGCTATTTGTGGATTGTGGAGTAATTGTTGCAGTAAAACCAGTAGAAACATAACTGCTAGAAGTAGTTGAGAATTGAGTATTTCCAGAACTTTGCACAACTTGCAATACTGTCTGACCACTACCATATAAAGATACTGACATAATTATTCCTTAAACAGGATTAGCGATTGCAACGAGTTGTGCAGTAGTTGTAGCAGATGCAATAGCAGTACGGCCAGAAGTCAATTCAGCAGTAAAGTCCGCATCAGATACATCGTTAGCAATACCAGCTAATGTGTTTAATTGACGCTTTTGGGCTACTTGAACCGCAGCAGCATTGAACTGAGCTAGTTTATGAGCTTGAGCAGTAGGGAAATCTACAGTAACAGTAGTTCCGTCTAGCTTCCAAGCATCAAAAAACTGAGCATCTGCGCCTTGTGGCAATGTGCTGTCATCAACAATAATTGCACCAGCAGGGCAGTCTTTTGCCAATACTTCATTGATAGGCAATTCGCCTGTTGGAACTGTTACAGATACTCCACCATTGGAGTTTGCATAAATGATTAGTTGTGTCATTATTTTTCCTTATCTAAATACTGCAAAGCAAGCTATTGTTGGGTCCCATACCACATTGTTATACGATGTAGCAACATAAGCTTGTGTTGTCGTAAAAGGATTTGCTACCCTTCGTATTTGAGTAATAATAGGAAGTACATTATCTGCACCATCTTGGTTATAGTTTTGCATACCGATAACTGCATAGTTGGTATCTGGCAAAGCATTAGTAAAATTTAATATAAACAATCCTGTGCTGCTTTTTGTAACAGAACTTACATTGTAAGAACCACGAATTGTTGAGGTAGACGCATTGTAATTTACCCAAGCCTTTGCACTACCATAAATGGCATTATCCATTGCTGTGCTATTACCAGCACCATCTTGAATTGTATCTGCGACTATTGTTCCTGCCATGATTTATCCTTAATCAAAAACCGCAACATTTAAATATGTTGGATTTACTGCAGAGCCGTTATAAACAGTTATTGAAAATGCAGATGTTGTTGGGCTAACATAACTACCATTATTATCACAAAAAGCATTGACAATTTCGCCTCTGCTTCCACCACCACCAGTTGTTGAAACTACACAATAAGTTGTATTTGACATGGCTGTTGTAAAATTTACTGTATATCCACCAGTTCCATTAACTGTTATGGAACTTATATTAAATGAACCATTAATTACGCCAGCAGTATTTCCATTTCCACCATTAAAGTTTACCCATGCTTTAGCAATACCTTGATAAGCATTATTAGTGCTAAATATACCTGTACTAGAATTAATTACGTCTGTTTGTAATGTGCCGTATGCCATATTGTCCTTAAACTATTACCCAACGACTGCCAGAAGGAACTGTAACTGTTTTTCCACTTGCTACAGTTATTGGCCCTGCGGAAATAGCATTGTAATTAGTTGGTAATGTATAGCTAGTAGAAACAGTATTGTTATTTACTAATAATCCATTGCTTGCAACTTGTTGTGGTGCGCTTTGATCGCCTGTAGATGGATTCCATTTTAACTCTGTAGAGCTGGTGTAAGCAGTAGATAATGTTCCGCTTGTGGCTGCTGCAAACAAAGGATAACGAGTCGCATTAGTCGTTGTATCGTCTGTGATTGTTGCGCCACCGCTAAAATTGACCCAAGTAGGAACAGACGATCCATTAGACTGCAATACTTGACCGCTTGTGCCGTTGGCGATAAATCCTGTTGCACCGCTTCCGGTTTGATATACAAGCTGACTAGCTGCGCCACCTGCAATATTGGTTGCAGTTGTAGCTGAAGTGGCTGTGGCAGCGTTTCCGCCAATCGAAAGGCTAGAAGCTGTGCCTGTTAAACCTGTTCCTGCACCGCTAAATACTGTTGCTGTAAATGTTCCTGTAGAAGGCACATATTGGAGCTTGGTGCTAGATGTATCTACAGTATTGGTTGATCCGCTGGTTGCGCTATAAAACAAGGGGTAAAACGTGCTAGAGTTAGAGGTTTGATCGCTAATCGTAACTGCCGTAGAAACTGTAGCCCAAGATGGGGCAGAAGTGCCATTAGAGGTTAAAAACTGACCTGTCGTGCCATTAGCAATAAAAGCCGTAGTTCCTGATGCAGTTTGATAAGGAATCTGACTTGCTGCGCCACCAGCTAAATTAGTCGCAGTTGTCGCTGTTGTAGCAGAGCCTACTGAAAGGGTTGACTGAGCAACATATTGCGGTGCAGTAGCACCAGCAGTCAACACATAGTTTGTTGTACCTAAAGCTAGGCTTGTTGTTGTGCTTGCGCCAGATTGGTATAAAAGTGAGCCTGTTGCCCCACCAGCTACGTTCGTTGCCGTTGTAGCACTAGCAACTGCACCACTTACTATAGAACCAAGAATTGATGTGATCCAAGAAGGGTTTGAGTAGCTTCCTGTTGTATATACGCCATTGGTGACTGTCGCAGAGTTACCTGTAATATTGATACCCCAAGTGCCACTTGCGCCTGAACCTGTTGTGCTAGGTGCGCCTACAGTATTGTAAGAAATAGTCTGGGCTACTGAGCCGTTATAAGTCGTGCCTGATGCTGCGCCTGAACCTGAATTATTAAATGTAATGCTATTCGTTACAGAGCCTGCGCTAGTTGCTGTTGCTGCGTTACCGCCAATGCTTAATCCTGATGCTGTTCCTGTAAGCCCGCTACCTGATCCACTAAAAGAAGAAGTAGCAGTAATAATAGTGCCATTAATTGAGGCAGCAGAAGAACCGCCAATAGTAGTGCCATTAATTGATCCTCCTGTAATTGCTACGCTATTTGCATTTTGCGTTGACATCGTGCCAAGACCGCTAACTTGGGTATTGGCAATCGCAATAGAAGTGTTTGTAACGCTAGTAACTTGACCCTGTGCGTTTGTTACAAAAACAGGAACTGCGCTTGCAGAGCCGTAAGTGCCTGCTGTGCCAATATTGGTAATGCTAAATGTAAAACCTGTAAGGGTTAACCCTGTGCCAGCAGAATAAGTAGCAGAAGTCGTAAATTGCGACCAAGTTACTGGTGTTGTTCCTAAAGTCCCGCCAGGGGTAACTGTGCAGAACCATGCGCTACCCGCTTGTGAGCCGTATTCTACGAACGCAATCGCTGAAACTAGCTCATTCCATGTATTTGCATCAGAAGAACGACTCCAAGCACCGCTAGAAGCGATGTAAATGCCGTTATTAGCCGTTGTTGTCTGATTCTTGACGATTACCCTATCACCAGCTAAGGTCGTGTAACCATCAATCGTTTGTAGCCCCGACAGCGTGATGTTTGTCAAAGTCGCACAAGCTACTGGTTGTTTCCAAGAAATACCCGCTGCGTAAGATTGTAAGGCTAATAAATTGACAATATCTGTAGCACCACTAGGCTGAGTTGTAATCTGCCCTGTAGTCGTAATGATGTTAGTAAAAGAACCTGTAGATGGTGTTGTAGCGCCGATAGTTGTGCTATCAATAGTGCTATTGGTAATGGTTAACCCTGATTGAACAGGGTTTATTGAAGCGTAAAAAGGCATATTTTGCCCGATGAACGTATTAAACGTGCCATCAAGATTAAAATACGCCTGAACAGGCAGGAGATTCTGCGTTACAGAATCATTGATTCCAGCCATAATCTACCTTTAATAGGCGATACAGTTAACTAAAACTACATCTCCAGCAGACATATTAGCAGCAGCACCTGTTGTAACAGAATAGCTAGTAAATGTGACTGAAGTGGT